CGACGAAGACCCGGCTTCGTAGAGCTTTGTAGAAGTCCCGACGATGGTTCGGATTGACCCATCGAGCTTGACGAGGAAGGCCCCGCCTTGAGAGGCCGCAGCAAGCGCAGACAGCCCAGCATCGATGCCGCTCGGAGGCGCCTTGTACCCTCGCAGGGTCGGCACCGCGACAACCGCCTGGAGGATTTCCGGAGCGATGTCGGTCGAGTCAGGCAGGAACGAGAGCATTACATCAGCCCGGGGAACTCGTTATCCACCACCGTCTGGATCTGCGCATCGGTCGCAGCAGAACCTGCGGTAAGAACAGATGCAGCAACAGACACGCGATTGACAAGGCGCTGTCGTGCCTCGCCCTGAATCCCGGAGGTCATCACCTGCTTGGCAAAAGCCTTGAGGTCGGCTGATGCGTTGTTGCTTGTCATTGCCGCCCTTGCAGACACCAGCAGCGCCACATCAATGCGCCTGGCGAAGTCGGACGACTCTTTGAGTGCAGCGATTTCTAGGTAGGTCGCCATCAGACGTAATCCGGTTGAATGTCACCGCTGACCAACTGAGCGGACTCCTTCCGAAGCCGCGCGTACTCTCGGTCTTTGATGGCTGAGTGAACCTGCGACATCGTGACGTTCAGCAGACGATCCCTGAACACGCCTTCAAGGGCTGCATGCTTGATGAGCATCGCCGCATCGGTCGTCCATGCGTTTGAGTCACCGTCCGCAGGTTCGTCGATGACTTGGAGGTAGGAGATCGTCAGCGTGTAGGCCGAATCGGGGATCGGGTACAGGCGAATCTGGTTCGCGTACCATGCCCAGGAATAGGGCTGAGACTGCGTAGAACTGGTGATGGTCTTTTCCATCCAGTCATACGGCTTTTCATCGAGCATCACCTTTCGACCGTTGACCTCGATGGAGATCGAATCGATTTCGGCAATGTCGGAGGGGATGTCTGGAGACGAATAGAACTCTTGACCAGCAACGGTAGAGATGTCGTCGCGCACCTGATTGAACGCGAACCGCTTCTTCTGATAGAAGCCGATCGAGTTACTGATTGCGTCGCTGATACTTACGCTTAGGTCTGATCGTCCCTGTAGGGCGCTGACCATCTGCGCTTTCAGTTCGGTTAGCGTCACTCGTCACCTCTGGAGAAAGGGGCGCCACCCTCTGAGCAGCGCCCCTCATTGCGTAGATCGCTCGCCTACGGCAAGGATCAGCCATCGTTGTCCGGGATGTACGCAATGACGATCTCGGCCTGGCCGGCAGAGGCGCCAGCGGTCGAGACGACAGCGGCCTGCATCACCGTGTCCACGGACACCAGATTCGACACAGCTTCATCGATGGGCACGAAAGCAATCGAGCCCAAAGCGAGAACGGTGGCAAAGTTGTTGGTGCCCGAGTCGGTCGATGCGCCGATGTCCAGCGTGTTGGTCGTGCCGCCGTTGAAAGCGACGTTGACCGCAACGCCCGAGATCGGCTTCAGGATCAACGACCCGGCCGGGATGGTGCCAATCGTCACCGTGGTTCCGTTGTCGGAATAGGTGATGGATTTGCGAAGGTAGTGAACCTGCTGCGTGTGGAATTGACGCGCAGCGGTGCCAGCGGTTCCGGTTGCCATGCTTCCTCCTTAGTGAGCAGCGGCGTAAGACGACGCGACGATGGTCCCGAAGTCCGAGCTGTTGAATTGCGCCTTCTTGATGCCGAAGACCAGACCAGCCGACACGCCGAGTTGGTTGCCGTAGTCGAACATTTCTTCAACCCACGACATCTCACCGCTCGACGAGTCCTTGCCATACGCCATCACGCCAGCCTGAGCGCCAGCGAACACCGCACGGCGCACCGTGGAGATCGCCGCCGAGGTGGACGAGTTGACGCCGGTCGGGACACGGGTGGACTCATGGAGCACCACGCCGTTGTAAACACCAAGAGCGCCCGTGAAGATCGGGTTCTTGGTGTCGCCCGAACCAGTCAGAGCCGCCTTCTGGATGTCCAACCATTGACCCGTAGAGGTCGAAGTGCGGATGTCATACACCTGATACGGGTGCAGGAACATCGCGAACACATCACCGTAGCCAGCGATCTTGATCGGACGGATGGGCACCGTGTTGGTCTTGGCCTTCTCGACGCACTTGTCGATCATTGCCAGGGTCATCACGTTGCCAGCACCAAGGGCCTGGTCGTTTGAGCCTGTAACCCAAACTTGATGGCTGGAGTCAGGCGCGACGCAGGCTTGATTGCCGGTGTAACGGGTGTCGGTGACAGCCGTGTTCCCAGCCAACTGGTTGAAGAAAGCCGTATCGAGACGGTTCGCCCACCAATCTTGCAGACCCTGCCGAGCTTCCTCGCGCACCGAGAACGGAACGCGCTGCTCGCTCATCTTGCCGGCCGAGCGGACAGCGTGGCGGAGTTGGTTGATGAAGACCGAATCGCTGTAGGTCGTCAGTGCTTCTTCGTTGCCTTCCAGCGTGCCATCCTCGAGGATGCCGTCGCCGGACAGCTGCATGCGCAGACCGATGGTGATCTTGTCGCCAGCGCCCTTGCTCGTCTCATCCTTGATTTGGATGAGAGAGTCCGAGCCCTTGCCCATGAACTTGGAGAACCACGTAGCCTTCAGAGCTTCTTGGAAGAGCTTCTTAGACCACAGCTTGACTGCCAGTGCGTCATTGACGCCATAACTGGTCGTTGCCATTTGAAAATACCTCGCGTGAGAGTTAAGGGATAGGTTTCTCGTGCTCAAGGCACGCCAATCCCGACGCTCACGCGGTCGGCAACGACATCACAGAATGACGGTCTGTGAACCGATGCGCTTTAAGCCCGCCGGCTATGGGTTAACCACCCATCAGTTTTGCCCAGTTGCCACCTTTCGTGGCTTCGGCGAATTCATCATCTGACATGGACAAAAGTGCTTGCGCACTCAATCCAGCAGCCTTTGAACCACCACCTCCCAGGCTTCTCGACGCTTGCGCGCCCTTTTGCTGGATTGCCATCTTTTGTTCGGCATTGACAGCGTTAGCGGGAGTATAACCGCGAACCTTTGCCAATTGGTAGGCAATTTGCGCAGGGTTCTTGCCTTGACTCGCATTCACAAACGCGAATTCCTGCAATTCACGGGCAGATTGAGACTTTGCCGAGTATTCATCCACCCCCAGCGTTTGAAGCTCGCGAATCCTGAGTTCGGCAAGATGTCGGATCGCGTCTTGATAATCCGGGGCCTCTCGGACGAACTCCGCTTCTGAGGTGGTGACCCGGGCTGCGAGTTGATTGATCTGCTCGGCCTGGGCTTGTGCACGACGAGACTCCTCGGTCTGCTGGGTGAGAAACCGTTGCTGTTCGTTCAGAGCGTCAAGCTGGGCCTTGAGGTGCCTAGCCGGGTCTTCATCGAAGCTCGGGGGCGCAGGAGGAGGCGGAACCATCGCCTGTTGCAAAGCAGCAAGGCGGGCTTCGACCCGGCGCTCCATTTCTGCGCGGGCCTCTTCAGCCGCTCGCAGGCGTTCGCCGAGTTCCTTCCTACGGCTGCGTTCTTCATGGAGAGCAGCGAGCGGAACAACCTTTTGTTCGTGGTGTTCCTCCTTTTCCGGCGCTTCTGAAACCTCCTGAACTGCTGGAGTTTCCTGGGTTTCCTGTGCGTCCTGCGCGATTTCTACGTTTTCGCCAACGATGCTTTCGATGTCGCTCATTTTTCGATGAGTAAGCCCTGTTCGGCGGGCTGGTGCCGTTTAGGCTAACGCCTAGTATTGCCATGCTTACGGTAAATCACCCCATTTTGACGTTCCGGTAAAAACCGGAGGGGGGAAAACGCGCTTTTGTGGATTCTTTGGAACGTATGAAACTATCCTAAATGAACCGCTCTTGCGCCTTTCTGCATATAGCCAGTGAGGGCCTATTTTTGTAGCTCTTGAATGGCGCATCAATATGTACCCTTCGCGCCCTTTTCTTGATCTGCGCAAATACAGCAATATCGCAAAAATGACGCAATTGGAACGCACACTACAGTTTTGACGCGGCCACGAAAAGCGCATCAATCTGCGCTGAGGTCAGGCCCAACGCTGGGCCAATCTGCGACACGAGGCCGTGATCACGGTGGACGGTGCCGGCGTACTCCCACTCGATTTGCGCGGCTTGTTTCTTGGCTGCGTCCGGTATCGCCGCAATCGCTGCGTCACCCGCCGCCAGCTTGCCTGCGCCGAGCAGCGCGAGCCTGGCCTGCGCCATCGTCACGACCGGAGGAACGCCAGGATCTCGATATCCAGACCCGCCTAACCTGGCGCGGACATCGGGGCCGGTGTAGCGGTGCGGCTGCAGCGAGAGCAGCAGCGCGTCGGTTTCTGCGCTGCCGAATGCCTCGCGGTCGATGCCGACGAACGCATAACGCCCATCGAGCGCAACCCCGTCGAGCACCGCGTCGCCGATGTGGCTGTGCAGGATGCCTGG